ATCGACAGTGCCATTCAGTGGAGCGCCTGGACGAACTTTGACGGCTCCTTCAACCCCCTCACTGCCCTCCGTCTAGCCTATGGCAACACTGTTCCAATCTGGTTCCGCAGAGTCATGGTAAGCAACAAGGGCGGCATGTCCGACACCGAAATCGAAACAAGGATGGTGGCATAATGCCTTTCATAGACCGAGGACCGCGCTTTGCGGCCTACTATAAAGTGAGTGTAGATTCTCCCTCTGGGTATCTTTACGGTATCCATTGGGAGAACTCCCAGGATTGCGGTGTGTTCACCGTGGACGACACAACCTACAAACTTCGCTGCATCCACTTCTACAAGGGAGAGTTTGCAGACGCTAAGGCTAAACACGCTGAAGCCTTCGACATCTCTTCGTGGGAAGTTGACGGCCTCGCTACCGATCCTGTTGTTGGTGCGCTGATGATGGGGATTGAGCCTGATCTGAGTACGATGCACCCTGTAGCTGCTGCGCTTATTCAGAGTGACCTCGATGCTGGTGTGCCCTACGAAGACATCCTTGAGGGCCGTGCGGCTCTTTTTGGTGACTTTATGGGTTTCTACTTTAGCCATGTGAAGATGGTGTTGCCTGAAGAAGCCTATCTTGTTGATACTGGCGAGACGAAGGAGGTCCTCGATGAGGAAACTGGTGAGTGGGTAGAAGTGGCTGTCATGGCAGAGACTATCTTTTGATGCTCTCTTGAGAATGTTAACTAAGAATTATAAAAAAGGGGGTCATATGACCCCCTACTTATTTCTTTGGCCTTCCCAACTTTGACTTAGGTTCACTCTTTGTTTCAACCTTTGCTTCAACAGTCTTTAAAAAATTATCCTTCATAGTATCACTGATTCCATGAATATCACACACTTCTTCAGTTGATGTAATACTAAAGGGTGCCCTCAGATATTTTTCTAAAAAACTTACTCCATCTTTAGTATCTTTAGCAATAACATTACACTTCCAATTGTTATTGTTTAAAATATACTCAATTCTAATTAGTTTCACTTAAACCTCCATCTTAGATGTCAAATAGTAACTTTCAATGCTTTCTGAATTTGGGTTAGCTCGTTTGCACGTCATTAGACCCATATCCTTTTCTTTAACATAAATAAAATCTAATTTGTAAGAAACATCATCATCTAGAACAGCAAACATATTATTCATATTACCAAAATCAAAACAAATTGAAATATCTTTAGAATTTACATTTTCTGCAATGTCAAAGGAAAGACCATTAGAGAACTTGTTTTTCTTATCGGTGGTCTCCATTTGTAGAATATTATTTATTACAGTAAAATAGATTTTTCCGAACTTGTTTCCAATTTTTTTGATTTTGTTGAAAGTTTCTAGAAATTCTTCATTAACATCAATTGTGATAAATGGGGAAAACTGCACTTTGGGTTCAGATGCGCCAAACTTAGAAGGAATCATTTCTTCACAAAAGAAAATATTTGACTTCTGCTTACCATTCTTAAGAATAAGTTTTTCATCCCTTGCAATAAGTTCAGCTTCCTCAGAATCAACAAGATTAAGATAAGGGACAATAGAGCTATTTGGATCAATAAAATTAAAAGAAAGATTTTCCTTATTTTCCTTAAAAATGTCATTTTCAAAATCCAGACACGCAATAGCATCATTAGATTTTGTGATCATTCGAGAAACAACACGCTCTGGACTAATATCACAACTGAAAGAATTAATTGAAAAATTCAATGTTGCCTTTCGTAGAAAATTATTAAACTTCTTTACATTAACAATCATAGGATCTCCTTAACATTTTTTATTAACATTATATTCAACTATATTATATGTAAACAAACTAGAAAAAATCTTTATATAATTTCATCTCCTTTTTAGAAAGATTGTGTATTGTTTTAAAAGTTTCCTTTTCTGCATTTGCTTTTTCATCTTTTTCTTTTTTCGTAAATTTGATAAATCGTTTCTTCTTTGAAATTTTATCAAAATAATATTCATACATTGCTTTGGAAGGAGTATTAAAGATATAGGGATTGATCCTGTTAACTACATCAATACAATCTTGGGCATGACTAAACCATAAGCTTACCATATACCCAGAAAAATCCTTCTCATTGATCTCAATTTTCTTCTTGTTATTGATTGAATTGAGAAAATCAAAAATAGTTTGTTTTTCCATTACTTTCTCATTAATTCTTTTGTTGAATTTATTTTTCCTACATATAAACAATATAAATTAATTTCGGACTCATGAGATTGTCCTGATAGTTTATAAAAAATCTCTTCCACGAGATAAATATCCTTTTCATATGTAATATGTTCGTTTTTATGTGGGATACAATTTAAATAAATTTTTCCAAGAGAATCATATGCTTCTTCTAATAGCTCTCTTGAATACATATTTAATGAATAAATCATTATAATACTCCCTTCTTCATCATTTCAAAATAAAATGCCATAAAGTTGATTTCCTTAATAGCAACAAAAGCATCCCTATATAAATACTCACCTAAAGCAATTACAAAATCTCCTGGCGACTTAACTTCTGGGGCTTTTTCATAAAGATAGTTAAACAATGCTGGATAGTCAACACCTTCAGATCGTAGAGTTTTTCTAATGTTTTCAATATCAGCTTCTTTCATGTAAGTAAAGATATTTTCAAACACATCAGAAGTAGTTGAAATCTTTACAGTATCGAAAACACCATTTACACAATTAAGTTGTAGAGTATTAACAATTTGTCTTATATCTGGGTAGTGAGCTTTGATGATCTCAACAACACCAGACTTATTTTTGACTTCAATATTCTCAGCTTTAAGAATCTTAAAACAAAATTTAAGAAGTTGATCTTTTGGCGGCTCATTTAGTGTAATAGTTTGACATCTAGATTTAATTGGATCGATAATCTTTTGAGGATAGTTAGCTAGAAAGAAAAATCTACAGTTCTTCTGAACTGATTCTAGTAAATCGCGAATTGCTGATTGACCCTGTAAACTTACAGCATCAAATTCATTTCCATAAACGATTTTCTTATTAGTGAAACCTAAAGAGGTTGCAAACGTTTTAATTGTATCTCTAACAGTATCTACAGAATTCTCATCAGACATATTTAGCTTAAGGAAATCATAACCAGTTTCCTTAAGGAAAATATCCATAAAGGTGCCCTTTCCTGTGCCAGGTTTCCCTGCTAGAAGGACATTAGGACATTCCTTAATAACCTTTTTAAGAACTTCTTTCTTATCATCAGAGAGAATCATCTCATCTAATGATTGTGGTGCATACTTGAAACACCAAATTTCTTGACTCACAAATTACTCCTTATTGAAATCTAACATTTTTGTAACACTTTCATCTACAGTTTTAGAAGGATTCAGGTGAATTTCTTTAGCCACCTGAATATTATATCCTTTATTAATACTAACACAGCTGCCTTCATTGTAAACTACAAGATTCTTGGTAAGCTTGATTCCTATTGTGTCCTCATCAATTTCAACAATACTATCAATAATATCTAAAAGGGCTAAATTAATTTTATCTAATTTCTTATTAAGGGATGTTCTTTCAATCGTTGAAAGCTCATTAAACTCTTTTCTGGTCATTATTTTAATCTCCTGCAAATGTATCTGTTGATCCCTCAGCCATGGTGGAACCACAACTGACAGAATCCCCAACACGACAAACCCCTTTAGAATTACAAAACACAGTTAGACTAGAAGAGGATGCAACTCCGGAGTGACAGCTATCATTACAATGGATGGCCCATTGATCTCCTAATCTATGAACACCTAATCCATTAACAAAAACTGTTTCACTTGCTTCTATATTGGGTCTAGGGGGTCAGCCATCATGACCAGAACAATAGTCTCCTAATCTAACTATACCAGGCATTACTTTAATTCCCTATTAAATAATTTCAGATGTCTGTTAAACCATTTCAATTCATTTCCCTCAAACCAAAGATCATTCTTTAAAGTATTGTAATCTTTTAACCATACATCATATTGTTTATTAAAATCTAAGATATGTTCTTCAATTAACTTAATAAAATCTTCAGCAGAATTAGCTTTTAATGTAGCATTCTTATAAGGTTCAATATCCTGATAAATGCCACATATACCAGAAGCAACATACTCCTGAAATTTAATATTGGATTTTGATTTATTAAAATCATTAACTACTAATGGAGCAATAGCTAAATTTGGGTTAATCTTCTTAATAAAATCTGGATATTCAAAATATGATTGCCAAGGGTGAATAAAAATATTCTTATTATCTTTAAGCTCAGTCGGGTGACCCCCAATAAAGTGCCATTCATATTTTTCAGAAGTTTCTTTAATATATTCAATTAGTTCTGCAGCAAAGTCTCCCCCTTCTCCATTTGGATTAAAATGGGTGCTTGAACCTGGATAAAGAATTCTGGGCTTCTTATGATTCTTTACAATATCAATAGCACCAGGTTCCTTCCACAAAAATTTAGGAAGATAATTTGGAACAATAGAAATATTTTTATTATATTTGAGAAGTTTATTTCGAAGAAATTCTGTAGACACAGTGATCCCTTCGACCAATGTCAATGCTTCCTCAATATATTTTTTTCTTTCCTCGTAATATTGGTGCGCAATATTAATCTCTGGAATATCAAATACTAAATCATCATAATCTGCAATTACAGGTGCTTGCCGAATTCTATGTTTAATGTCTTTAATCATTTGGACATGGGCTTCTTCTGCAGGTCTCTGAAACTTGCAAAAGAATAAATTCTCATAATACTTAGGGTCTGAGATATAGGAATATCCATATGTTGAAATAAAGGAAGCTGCTTTGTATCTAAAAGAAGACATTAAGATACTGGGAATTCAGGTTCGTATAATTCCGCAACCGCCCGTATCGCAACCCCAAGTGTGAAGCATGAATCTGCCTTGGGGCTTTACATTGATCCTCTTAGCCATCCAATCCTTCCTTTCTTACTACATTTTGAACAAACGCATCTTTGATAGATTGAGCATCCTTTAGTTCACCAAGAAGAACCTTGTAATCTAATACTACTTCTTGTTTCGTGTACATAATGTCCCCATCCCCAATTAGAACATTAGTATCCCTTTTACAAAAAGCACATTCCTTATCTTCATTCATAAAATCAGGGGGCAAAAATTCATGACAAGTTCTACATAGTCCCATTACATTTTCTCCTTTTCACAAAATGTTTTAAGTTCCTCAAGATCTTTAATATATAAAGCTTCCTTAGTAGTGCTTTGATAATATTTTCTTTCTTCAAGATACCCTTTAATTTTTACTTTTAATTCTTCAATAGTATCCTTATTTATATTTGAGATACTCATTTTAAGAAATTTTTCAAGATTTTCAGGAACAAAATCTTTTACAAAATCTTTCCAAATTTTTTCTTTTGTTTTATTCTTAAAATCATACTCCATAGCAGTTTTAATAAATTTAATCTTATCCATATTGAAATTAATAAGATCATTAAACTCTTTGATCCTCTTTAGTCTTCTCTTTTCAAAATATTCAACTCTAAATTTTACAAAATATTCAATAATCTCTTTTGGAGAATTAAAAATCTTAAGGTTCTCGTTTTCATCAATACAAGTAAGATTATAGTTGATATTATTGTAGAGTTTGAGGTGTTTGATAGGGTCTTCCCAAACTTTAGATTTTCGAGGAAGGGAAACTACAATATCCCATTCTTCCTTAGAATTATCTGTATAATTAGAAATTAGATTTTTATCAATTAGGGTATTGAGATATGAGATATACTTTTCCCTATCATAGGAAACAGGTACCTCGGTAATATGAATTTTCCCTTCATTAATTTTTCTAAAAATGCCAGTCTGAACAAGATTTCCTTCTTCATTTTGAATAAGTGCACCTTTGTATCCTTTATAGAAGGGGTACACATCCTCGCAGAGACCTCCGGACAGAATCCTTATAGACTCATTAATCAGATCGTGAATGTTGAAAGAGGGAATATCACAGGCAAATCCAACAGCAATACCTTTGATACCATTAAGTAGAATTGTGGGAACAATAGGAAGATAATATAAAGGTTCTGGATTTTCAGGATCAATATTTTCAGGGCATAGATCAAAGTCCTTAAAAAGATACGGAAGAACTTTAGCTGCCTTTACATATGTATACCTTGTTGCTGAAGGGTCATTAATAAATCTATTACCAAAAGAACCCTTTGAATCTAGAAGTGGAACATTATTTGATCCAACAAAAGACTGAGCCATAAGGGAAGCAGCTGATCCTCCAGATGCGTCACCATGATTATATCCAGCTTTAGAAATTAAATTTCCTGCGAGAGATGCAGTTTTGATAAATTCTTTTTGGTCTTTAATAAGAAAGAAAATTTTTCTATGAACAGCTTTAAATCCATCAGCAACAGATCCAATAGCTCTATTATAAAGAACATATTTAGAATAACTTTTATATTCGTCATTAATAAATTCAGTAATATTTTTCTTCATATTTAAATTATATCCTTTTAATTAAATATGTAAACTAGGCTAGGAGCCATTCTTTTCTTGGTTGGGAATCTTTACCAAAGGCCATATCTAAAGTTTGTCTAGAAAATTCATCCTCAGTAACTTCAATTAATGTATCTAGCATTTTCCTATATGCTTTTTTATCCAAGGAACCGAGCCCTTTGTTATGGGATGTTACTTCCAAGATTTCAAAATCAGGATCATTTTTATAATCTGTCAAATTATAAAATTCTTTAATTTCTTTTGTTTTTGGATTCTTAGCAACAATAATAGGAGAAATAGCTTTTAAAAGTTTCCCTTGTTTGATCATATCTGGCCAAAATGTATAAAAGAAATTTATAAGAGTACAAGCAATAGAGTTTCCATCTTCATCAGCATCTGACATAATAACAACTTTTCCAAAATTCATATTATCAATAGAAGGATCTGAAAGTTTAAGATTCAAAGCAGCCAAAATATCTACAATTTCAGCATTTTGCATAAGCTTAGTCAAAGGTGTATCTTGAGGAGAAATTACTTTACCTCTAAGTGGATACCCACCCTCATTAGGATTTCTAACCTCAATAAATGTACTCAATGCGGAATTTCCTTCTGCAAGGAAAAGCAATGTATCTTTTCTTGATGTAGTATTTGCATCAATAAGCTTTGCAATCTTTTTCTTAGAAACTTTAGATTCCTTTGATTTAAGATCTTTTCTTTTCTTGAGCTCTTCTTTAATTTTGAATGTTTCAATAATAGGAAACATCATTTCATCATTTTTATAAAGCTTCTTAGCAATAACACTAAAGTCAATGTCATTAATAAGTTCTTGAACTTCTTTGGTAGTGTTAATGAGATTTTCTTTTGTTTGGGAATCAAATCTGGGTGCAGTAAAATTCTTAAAGTTAATAATATAACATGTTTTATTTTTAATATCTAGAGGTTTAATCTCTTTATATTTTTTAGCAATAAGTTCTCTAAGAGTATAAGTAATCTTGTTCACAATAAGATCTACATGATTTCCACCACGTTTTGTGTTTAAACCATTTACAAATGAAGTCTGTTCATATTCACCTGGATAGACACAGATATCAATATTTTCATATGAGAAAGTTTCTATATTAGAAGAATAATACTCACAATACTTCTTAAAGTTACCAGCAAGCTTTTTACCATTAAAATAAAATGTGATATCGGGAAAGCAAATTGAATAATCTATAATGGTTTTCCTGATATAATCTTTATGAATATCATCAATTTCAGTCATTGAAAATCTTTCAAAATCAGGCCAATATTCTACAAAAGTATAATGACCTTCTTTATCCTTAATATCATACTTAATGTCAGAACCATTATTCTTACATGTAAGTTTTGTAACCTTTCCATTGTTACATGTTTCAACAAAAAACCTTTTACTAAAAATTTGAGTTAAACTTGCTCCAACACCATTCTGGCCAATAGAAGTGCTATCATCAGAGAAGTTGCTTCCTGTTTTGAGATTTGTAAAAACAGCAACAGATGCAGGGACATCGAGTCCTTCAACATTATCAGAAGGGATACCTCTTCCATTATCTCTTACAGAAATAAAATCTGAATTTACCTCAACCTTAATGATATTAGCAAATTCTCCTTTGGTCTTTAAATTTTCATCTAGAGAATTTGAAATAATTTCTTTAAAAGCAGTTATGAACCCCGGAACATATTCAAATTCCTTCTTAACAAAAGACTTATTTTCAAAAATATATTCTTCAACAATGTTTCTCTTAACTGACCCGATCCACATAGTTCCACGCTTCAACACATGTTCTCTATCGCTTAAATGAACAATTTTTTCTTCTTTCATATATTGTTTATTTTTCCTTATTTTTACAATTATCAAAATGATATTTAGTCATGTTTCCACCACTTCCTTCTTTCCCACATCAAGGGCAAATTCGTATTATTTTTTCTTTCTTATGTTTAAATTTAATTCGGCCCAATGTAAACCCTTCAGGCACAATTTCTTCTTTTGGATGTCTTACATTTATTAAACCGTTGTTTATTCATATTGTATTTGATGCTGGATTATTTTCTAACATAAATAAGGAATGTTTTTGATTTGCACTTAAACCGTCCTCTTGGATTTGTGATCTACTAAATATCATTTTCTCAGTATTTTTTTTAATTATATCCGGATTTTCTTTTACTCACCTTCGAACACTATCAGAAATTTTTTTCTTAACTTCTGGCCTGCAAGCGGGATTTCTATCTCCTTTTATTTTTAAACCTGCTTTCTGATATCGAGTTAAACCAGTTTCATCAACTGTTGACATTATTTTTTTACATAACTCTTTTCTATTTTCTATAATTTTAGGATTTGCTTTATATGTTTTTTTAGTTTTTATAATTGAATTTTCTTGTATTGTTAATCCATTTTCACAAATAGTATATTTTCTTGTTCATGCACCTTTCTTAGCCCCTAAAGTATAAGAGGATTCGCCTGTTTTAGGGTTTACCCAACGTCTTTTTTTATTTGGATCAGGATTACAAGGTCATAATCTCATATTCAAACATAAAGGATCATTAATATGTTGTTCAATATATTCTCTTTCTTTTAATAAAGCGTTCTTAACAGCAATATTAAAATCTTCATCGTCAAAAATAAATAATATTTCTGGTATAAAAATATCTTTTCCATAAACATCAATTATTTCTTTAATATAAAAAGATGATGTGAAATAATTTTGTCAAAATTTTTCTGGTATTGAATTGTATTTACTATATTTGGCTCCAAAATAGTACTCACCTGTTAATTTTTGTGTAATTTTATAAACATAGGGTCTCACTTTATTCATTATTAGATCTCCTTCTATATATTTATAAAAACCAAAATACATAGAAGGTCATTCTAACCTCTTAAATGTTTAGGGTGGCAAATAATTTTTATTTTAATCATTTGCCACCCTAATGTAAATAAGTAATTTATTTAGTTAATCAATTTCAATTACTTCAAAAACTGAATTATGCATTCCATAAATGTCAATATAGTCAGTACCCCGTTCAACACAAATAGATTCCCTTAACATTTTTACAACAGTAAAAGAATTTTCATCATATTTGTCCCCTGTAAAATTCTCTAATGCTTCCAGAATTTGAAGTTGAAAATCATAATGAGATACTGTCATATTCTTAGATAAAAATGTATTAATGAAGATTCTATTCTTAGAATATGTGGCAATCATTTTAAAGGTATCGAAGATTATAGCATACACACCATAATTTTTATTTTCCTTCTTAAGAATGTTAATGAATTTCTTCATGTATTCATAAACTTCTTTTTTGGTTTTACCAATTCTCTCAAGTCTGGAATCCATGGTGTGTTCTTCACCAGCTTTCCCGGTATTCCAAAAAATCTTAACATTCTTATAGGGAAATTTGAACATGGGTTCGTGGCCCTCATTTATATATGAATAGAAATTCATAAAAACTCCAATGTGTTTAAGTAATAATTTATTTATTCAAATTTCCCTATAATGTAAACAAACTATTTCACAAGATGGAAATGGCGCTCGTAAACATGAATTGAGCCCACTTGGTGAATGAGATCTCCAAGTTCCAATTCTGGATAATCAATCTTCAGATCTTTAAGAAGTTTATTATGTACATGTCTTGCCCAATACAAATCGTTCTTGGCCCCAAATACTGCATCGCTCGAACGTTGATTAAGGATATAATGTAATTTATTGTTTCGAATAAGTGTCTGAACGGAATTAGTACAAACGAAGTCGCTCATTCCATTTACATTATATTCCCATTGCATTGAAGGTCTTGTATAAATCATCATTGCTCTACGTGAATCTTTATCTCTACGTAATGTTCTTAGACAATTTTTATATTGTTCACCATTTTCTTTAGAATAAATTATCCAGCCATAATTTGAATTAATATATCCATTTTTATCACAAACTTGTCTCCAAATCTGTGGGCATTTTGGAATATCATACACATTTAGTGACTGTGATTCATACCATTCTACTTCACGAGCAGCATAGTCCATATTAAGAGAACCAAAAATTACTTCTTCATCTGCAATATAGGATTCACCAACTAATTCAATTGTTTTAACCCCGGTCTTATCAATGACAAACTCTTTATTTTTGAGTTTGTCAATAAAAGCGATTCTAATATCCTTAATAGTTTTCATCTCTAACCTCGTATAAGTTTTACAATTTCATATACTGATTCATCATATTTTTTACTCTGTACATCATTACAACAATTAAGTTTTTCAATAATAGTATCTAGGGTTTTCATGGCCTTTTGTTCAATATCATCTTCTTTTAAAAAGATCAAAATTTCATTTAGAATCTCTTCTTTAGATTTATTTGTGACATCAATAATTTTCTTGTTAGGAATTTCTGTTATCATAACAGCTTCTTCAAACTTCTGTCTTTCAAAAATCTTATCATTTCTATCTGTAGAAAGTGATAACCCATCATCTCTTTCAAGAGTATTATCAATATTATCTCTAAGGAAAATTAAATAAACATCATTCCAAAATTTATGATTCATAAATTGATCTTCAAGCTTCCATAGATATGAAGGATTATACCCTCTATATCTAGAATACACATTTTCCCCAAGATGTGATCTATCACAAATTATATTAATGTTTTTGGAATGAAAATATTCAAAAGCTTCGAACATCTCTGTATAAAGTTGTTTTGAAAGTTTTCTAGCTTCTTCAGAATTTATAGATTTGACTCCTGAATAATGAAGGACATGAGCTGTTTTGTTTTGTTTATTCCAAAAATTAAAAAGAGCTTTTACATTAGTAGTTTTGAAACAATTGTCAAGACCTTCAAATAAAACAATTTTTGACATATAAACTCCAAAGGGGATTAGATAAAAATAATCTAATCCCCATATTCTTAAATGTAAATAAGTTTAAACTCCTGTTGAACCAAATCCGCCAGAGCCTCGTGAAGTTTCTCGCTTCTCATACTCATCAATACCAATTTCCTCAGGCATACTACAACTAATTGGGATAAGAATAAATTGTGTAATCTTTTGCCCATATTTAATTGTTTGCTCATTTTTTGAAACATTAACAAGATTGAGATGAAGCTCGCCTAAATAATCCGTGTCGATCACTTTTGCAAGAAGAGTAATTCCCTGCTTAGAAGCTACGCCAGATTTATCAAAAGCAATAAGTGCATGATAATCAGGGAACCATGTTTTAATTCCAGAAGGGATAAGAACCCTTTCAAGAGGAGCTAGATGAATACCCTCTTCGGTAATATATAGTCCAGGGTTCTTATCCCTTAGATCATTAACAAATTCTTTAGATCAATTTGGAACGAAAAAGTCGAGGCCTGCATCTGTAGGATTAGCACGATTGGGGCTCTTTACATCACGAACTTTACAAAATTTAAACACTAAATTTTTCCTCCATTTCTTTTTTACTATTTTCTACAATCTTATAAGCATTTTGTAAATCTGAAAGCTTTGGCATCATACCACAAGATTTTGCTTCCTTGCAAAATCCATTTTGAATACAGGCAGCAAATCCAAGCTTGTTATCTTTAAAAAATGTTGGTGCGATATCTCGACACATTGAAGACATCTTTTCAGCCATTTCTCGAATTTCCCACTGAGCACGCTTACACATTCTTTTAGCAAAAAATTCTCCAAGAGAACGAATATTCATTGTCATAACAATATTAGTAGTACAAGCATTAGGAAGAATAAATCGAGCATCTTCTGCTGGGATTCCGTTATTAGTAAGTCTTGTATAAAATTCCATAATATTATTCATGAAATTGTTATATGTTTCATTTAGAAACTTATTCTTTTGAATTGTATATGGAGTTACATATGTAAAATTCTTTTCATTTACATATCTTTGACTCTTTTGAGAATAACTTGCAATTCTATGGCGTACAAGTTGATGTGTTAATGCTCGACTAACACCCTCAATTAGAAATGTAAAAGAAACATGTTCAGCAACAGAATGATGACCAGAAGAAAGTACGTGCTTAATAGTTTTCTTCATTGTTTCAACTTCAGGATATTGCTTATTCATTGGATTAAAAGAATCATTATAACATTGAGCTAACGCAGTGTACACAACTTTATCTGGGGAATCTTCCTCACTATAAGTTTGTGTTATATTTGGAGTAGAATATCCAATTAGAGTTACTTTCATATTATTTCTCCAATTCATTAACAATGTCATTATACATATTCTTCAAACCTTCGAGATACTTCTTATATCCAACATCGGTGATTGTTACCGATTCATCGAGGGTTTTCATAATCTCAATAGCCATAATTGAATCTAATTTTTCTGAAAGTTTTTCAATATCAGAGGGAGACTCAACATCTCCCTCTAGTGATACTGTAACCTTCAGAGGGGCAAATGGAACTGTAGGAATTCCAATAGACCTTTCTAAAGATACTTTCATTTTTTAATCCTTTTTAGTAGGTTTTCTTACATATGAAAGAAAGGGATTATCTGTTTTTTCAATACCAACAATATTTCTTCCTTCAAGATTGATGTCCTTTTCAAGATAAATTTTCTTACAAATCATGCACTGATATGTAACGGGATTATTAGTTTTAATAGGACGAAATTCCTTTAGTGCATTACATAGACATCTGATATTCATTAAAAAACTCCTCATAGGTTACAATTTTAATATTATTCTTTTTTGCTTTTTTCATTTTAGATGAAGAAGAATTTAAATCATCACACACCAAAATTTCTGTTTCATTGGAAAAATTAATAATTTCAAAGCCATGTTCCTTAAAAAGCTTTTCAAGTTCTTTGCGAGAAGCAGGGCCCTTTCCTGTAACTGTTACCTTTACGACATTGGAACTTTCCTCACTTAGAGTTTCCTCATTAAAAGTTAAACCATAGTTTTGACAGATACGATAAACAAGAGCAACGTTTTCAAGACTGTCGACAACCGATTTGAATATAGATTTACCAAAGCCTGGAATACTTGTAAATAGATTTTCATTAAGAGAAAAAATACTTTCAAATTTTTCTTTCGAAGTTAAAGATTTATCTAAAGAATCAATAAACTTCTTTGTGTTTTTTGTACCAAAAAAGGGTACACCTACTGCTGCAAGCAAAGTTTCAGGCTTTACATTTTTGATAGACTTATGAATTTCATCAATGATCATTGAAGCACTGGTTTCTCCAAATCCATCTCTATTCATAATATTATCAACTGTTAATTCAAAAACTTCAGTTAAATCTTTAACTTTGAGATTTCTAAAAGTTTGAGAAGAAATATTTTCAGCACCAAGTACTCTAAAAAAATATTCTAAAAACCCAATTACTTGTTCATAGCATTTTTTATTTTTACAAATAAGATCAACGCCCTTCATCTCAAGTTCAGATCCACATGAAGGGCAATTCTTTGCCATATCCATTTTAGCAGCGGGGATTGTTACTTCAATAATCTGAGGAATGATATCACCAGATTTTACAATCTTTACTTTTGAACTAATTCCAATCTTGTTGTCTAAAACATACTTAGCATTATGAGCAGTGGCTTTAGAAACATTTGTACCGTCTATTGGCACAGGAGATTTGAAAATTGCAATTGGAACTACTCTTCCTGTTCGAGAAACATTCCATTCAATATAATCAATTTCAGTTTCAATTCCTTCAGAATTTACTTTAAACGCAATCTTATTCTCGGGTCGTTCTACATTTTCTCGCTTATGATTTGTTGGGCAAATAACAAGACCATCTAAATCATAACAGTAATCAATCTTCATTGAAACCAAAATACTTTTAAGCTCTTCAACTTTAAGTTCTGAAAGAAGGTGATATTCTACTACATCAATACCCATTTCTGTAAGTTCATTAAAATCAACAATTAAAGATTCATTAGTTGAATTAATATATTCATAAAACAAACAATCAATGTTTTCACAACCTTCAACACCATCCTTATTAAGGAGACCGGCAACACCATTGCGAGTATTTGAAAATCCTAGAGAAGCAAAGATATTTTTGTTTAAAAGACATTCACCGCGAAGATCGACCCGGTTTTTGTTTTTGATTTTCTTTGGGAGAAACTTCAAAGCTTTATGTGTAATATCAAATCCAAAGTGGCCATCCCCACGAGTCGTTGCTAAAACAAGTTCTCCATTTTCATATCGTACAAAAATAGATGCACCATCGAGTTTTGGCATAATACAAAAAAATTCATCACTTGAAAATTTCTTTATCCAAGAAGAAATTGTATCGGTTTTAAACTTCTTTAGAGAGCCAAGAACATAATCATGCTTAATCTTTTGAGATTTTGTTGGAACTGGAGCGCCAACTGATTGAAAATATTCATTATCGGGGTAAAGCATTTGAGCTTTATCTTTTAATTCATCATAAAATTCATCTGAGAACATCGATGTTTCAGAATTATAATATGCATTGTCTGCATCTTTTAGCAATTCAATGATATCATCTTCACACATTAAATTTAACTTATCTAACATGTTTTAGTATCCTCACTAATAAAAAATTGTCCAAAAATTTGGGTTTTAAATTGTTCTTCTGATAACCTGTTTTTAAAGTCATCATAATAAGAATAAATTGTTGTGTTGGGGTCTGTTAAAAAACTACCATATAAATATTTAAAGTCATTTTGTTTCTCTGTATCGTGGAATTCAACATCCATATCAATATAGTCCAAACATAAATTACTAATTTGTTTTAAATAACGACAAAGATCTATAAGTTTTTTATTATATCTTCTAACAGGACTAGTTTTAATATAGACGGTATCTTCTACATATTTTACATATTCATCATATAAAATGTATTGTTGTGTTTCATTATATAGAAAAAATTCATCTAAAAATAGATTACTACATTTACATATTCTACCACGAGTATTGGACCTTATGTTGTAAATAAATTCTTGAATTGTAAAAACATCGATACCAGCATCATTATATACCCTTTTACATGGGTGTGTTGGCACTACAACATTAATGGGGTGTTGTAAATTATGATTTAGTTTATTATATAAAGAAATAAACGAAGCTGTCTTCCCAAATTGCCTGGGTAAAATTTCAAATTCGCATTTTTTCATTAGTACACCTCATTAGGTAGATGTTTTTGGATTGCAACTAATATTGATTTGGTATCATTCAGCAACACCATATCACTGACATGTGTATTACCCTCAATTACTCTTTGAATAGCATCAATATTCTTTTGAATTGATTCTTGAGTCGGTTGTTTATAGGGATATGGTCCTGACAAGAGTTCAATACATACTTTCATTACTTACCTTCCAATTTCCAAGAATTTTCATAATTATCTTCTGAAAGATCTCTTCCCTTTACAAAGGTAATATTACCCTTTCTATTAGAAAAGTAAACCTTATTAATACCAAGAAATTTTAAAAATCCCTGACACATAGGGCACGGGTAAGCCAAAGAAAACTTCCCTGAATTGTTTATCCGAACAATCAAAATATCAGCATTCTTAGCTTTATTCCAATGTTTTAAATTAAGAATTGCGGATTGTTCAGCATGAATCGTATTATCAAAATATTTGTATTTGGGGTGAATTTTACCATTACCGCGAATTTCATTGTGTCCAGACGATAATATTCGAGGTCCCTTAAAAACCACAGCTCCCATCTTATACGGATGATACTCCGACGATCGAGCTTCTTCTATAGCTCTTTCAATTATTCCTAAATGCATATCTTGCTCTCAATTATCCATTAAATGTTCCTTCTAAGATTTTATTAAAAAGTTTAACTACTTTACATTCAAGATCATACTTGGAACCATTATTATCAATAATATAATCATATCTATAGTTTTTAACATTAGAATCTGCATCATTACTGAATACTTTATTATTATTACGTTGTATAAGGATTGTAAACACAGGGGTTGGTGAGTTCAAAAGACTTTCTTTAAAGATTTCAATTTCTTTAGGTTCTCGAACATGAAAAAAACATATATAGGGAGATTCAAAATCTTTCAAAGAACTTAGCATATAAAGGAGTGAATGATTATAGAATTTACTTGCAATCATTTTAAGTTGATGGAGAAATTCCCGGTCCGTTTCATCTTTTGATCCAGTCCACCCTAATAGTTTTGCAGCTTCTCTGACTTTATCAATAGATGAAACATTATAGATATTAAAATATTTTGAAAAATTATTTCTAACAAAATCAACAACTGTATCTTTACCCGAGGTACCGGAACCATTAATAATAAAAATGTAATTCAAATTTACTTCCTCCGAATTTTTGTAATAGACTTGAGGAGAATTCTCTTTTCTTCTCCATTATAATTGATAAAAGCACAGCGAGCATTTGTTCGAAAAAGTTCATATTCCACTCCACGATAGGTAACGATAAACTTACCCATATAATACTTATGGGGTTCAATACCTAAAGATTCAAATGTTACCTTAGAAGAATTTTTAGGTGTACTTTTTCTAATCTTCTTAAGTTCATCTTTCCAATATTTAATTTCCCACCTATAGAGATCATTAATACGAGATCTTAAAATTTCAAATTTTCCATCGAGATCTTGGAGCGAGCGATTAATTGTAAATATACCAGATCCATTAGTAAAATAAACTGTACTCTTATAAGACTTAATAAACCAAACTTCGTGAATACCTCTATTATCCTTAAATCTAGCTCTCATTCCAGATTTAAATATTGTGCTATGTTTTGCAAAATCAAATTTTGCCCAAAGATTATCAGATTTTTTCTGACGATATGTATGTTGAGTTTTCTGTTCTCCTTTGATCAATCCCCATTGAATGGCAAGCCTCATAAGTTCAGAGGGGTCATTCTTATTCTTCATGATCTCAGTAACTTTTACCCCAGCATCCTTAATATTAGGATTCAGATCAGGATGAACCATTTTGATCAATTCTTTGTAATTCATTTCAAACCTCAATTGTTTAATTGATTTGATGAATTCAGATTATCAAAATTCAAATACTTTGTAAACTATTATTTTATTGTTTCACCAATCAATATAATTCTATATACTATACCCTCCGTACCAAGTTAATATATTAACTAACCTATTCCGGATAAGATGTAAACAGGGAAAGTTAAAAATATGGTGGTATTTTTACACTATATGGAAATAAGTCCGGAAATCTCGAGATTCTGAGGGTTTTCCGAAAGCTTAATTATTTCAATAACTTAGAAATCCGCCAAAATCTTAGTTTTCCTAATCATTTCAATACCTTACGAGAAAATCTCGAATTCCACTAAAAAAACGTAATGTTTTATACATCATTTTCTTAGGATTTCTAAGATTTCTAAAAAGTTTAATTATTTTAATAACTTATTTTTCCATATTTACATTTACTTTCCACCAAATTAAATATGAATAAGAAGAACATATTTAAGAGGAGAATCTAAAATTAATGTCAGTTTTATCTCAAGAGTATTTGGAAAAAGTCATTTTAAAATCGTTCATTGAGGACAAGCATTTTTGTACCCTGTTGTCTTCAGAAACAGAAGAACGATTTTTTGAAAATCTAGAAGCATCTGAAATCTTTACTATTGTAAAAGAATATTATCAACAATATATAGAACTTCCTACAAAAGATATCATTATTAATTCAGCTAAGAAGCCAAATGAAATTAAAAAATATTTAGAAGACGTTGAGCAAGTAGAAGTATCGAATCAGATGTTTCTATATGAGCAGACTGAAAAATGACTTAAGGAGTCTGCTTTCAAATACGCTATTATGGATAGTGTTGATCTTGTTAAAAAGAAACAAGATATTTCTAAAGCTCGGGAATATATTGAAAATGCTTTAACAAAAACTCTAAAGAAGCAAATTGGGTTAGATTATTGGGGTGATCTGTCTGAACGACTAAAAAGGATGTTTTCCGCTGAAAATGAAAGACTTCCCACGTATTTTCCTCAATTAGATGAATATCTAAATGGTGGATTACCTCCTTATACTCTTTCAGTAATTGTAGCTGCGATGCATGCTGGAAAATCCAACCTTATGGTAAATATGGCTGTTCGCCAGATGATGAAAGGTCATAATGTTGTTTATTTGAGTTTAGAAATGGCTGAAGATGAATTAGCCAAACGTGTAGATGCTCAATTAACCAAATTAGATATTAATAGGATTTATGATTCTAAAAAGAAAGAATTTCTTACTAATCTCAAAAGTGTAAAAACTGGAGGTGAAGGACGACTTCTTTTCAAACAGTTTCCCACGGGTACAGCAAGCGTCAATGATTTTAGAAGTTACCTATATGAACTTCAAATGAGGGATATTAGAATTGATTGTATTTATGTGGATTATTTAAATATTATGAGACCGACGGCTTCAAGTGGAGATGGAAATTTATATACAGATGTAAAGAAAATCGGAGAAGAACTTCGTGCAATGTCATACATCTTTAAATGTCCTATTGTTACAGCAACTCAAACGACACGACAAGGTGTAATTTCTGAGATTGGTGAAATTTCATTTGCAATGCTTTCAGAATCTATTGGTACTGCGGCAACAGCAGATTTTATTATGGTTCTTGGATCAGATAGTGATTCTCTTGTTTACCAGAATGAAATCTTTTATAAAATACTTAAAAATAGATTGGGCGGACGTGTGGGTGAGATTGATAAAATGTATGTAGATAATCGATCATTAAAAATGTATGATTCAGTTGAACTAGATCAGTGGATTTCCGATGCAACAATTAGCGGTGCTAACACACAAATGGCGAATTAGAATAAATAAACAAAAGGAGTTTATTATGTCAGAGAAAATTAATGATATGGAAGAAATACCTCTTACAGGAACAAAGGTCCCAGTAAATTTTGTTTTTGAATCTGAAGAGGGTGAAGATGAAGAATTCACAATTGAAATGGACTCCCAGGTATTTTATATTCTGTGTCAAGAAGCAATGAGAAAAGGTATTCGAGTAGAAGATTTCATTCTAGAGTCTTTACTTGAATATATGGAGGAACCTAATGGAGACCGTAGTTAGTATGAAGGATGTCCTTCTTACATGAATTTCAAAAAATAAAAAATATGCAACAAATAATCTAAAAATGCATAAAGATATTTTTGATATTCTATTTTATTTACTTTTGGAAGAATTTATTGACAGAACAGACAATGAAACTTTAGAAGAATTAATAGATAATGTATGTAGTAAATATCAAAGAAGCGTTATTTGTGAATCCACAATAGAACAATTTAAACAAATTATTATGAATAATAGAAAAATGTTTACAGAGGACGAAGTTTAATGGTTGTTCAATCTATTGCAATGTTTTTTATTTTATTATCATTACAAACTTCTTATAATGTGGTTTTTCTAGGACTAAGTAAAGAATATAAAATGATACCTGGTTTATTTTTTATTTTGGGTATTTGCATTTTTGGTTTGAGTTTATAATTATCAGGAGAATACATGGGAAAAGACGTGTTAATTTCATTTACATTTGAGGGTCAGGAACAATATTTTAAAGTAAATAAAAATGATTATAATGTCGGTGAAGAATTAGTAAAATTTATTTGCTATTTAGAAGATCATTTTATGTCAGATTATTTTAAGAGTCTATTAAAAAATAAAAATTTCAATTTTAATGAAGCATTCTGCATTACAAATCTAAAACAAAAAACAAATGTTGAAGAAGTTCCTTCTAAAGAAGGTGTATATTTTTGCGAATATATTGTTGATTTTGATTGTGATTATCTTTGTAGAATAAAAAATTCATCAATTGGGTTTAGGAATTATGAAGCATATCCCTTTGAACAATTGGCTGAGTACCCTTATTTAAATACATTTCAGGAGTAAGTTATGTCTACTATTATGTTTGATTTTGAGAATTTATCTCTACGTTGTTTTTATGGTAATAAAGATGTACAACCAGAATCGGAATCTCCAAATTATGACTATTGGGAATATATTACTTTCAACTCTATATATAGAATGCTTTATAAGGAAAGAATCCATGAAGTAATTCTTGCTTTAGATTCTCAGTCTTGGAGAAAAATCGTCTATCCCCATTATAAGGCCCATCGCAAAAAGAAAAAAGAAGAATCAAAAGTAAATTGGGAGCTATATGCTCAGAAGAAAGAGGATTTTTTAAATAAGATTAGAGAATACCTTCCTTTCAAGGTTATTTCTGTTAATAGAGCTGAAGCCGATGATATTCTTGGCACCCTTATCAATTATAAGAAAACTGAAAATGCTATCATTGTTTCTATGGATTGCGATTATATGCAACTATCAGACAAATGCAGAATCTACAGTCCCATTAAAAAGGAATTTGTTAAATCTAGAGACCCTGAGAAGTTCCTTCTTTATTCATCAATTCTTGGACAAAAGAAGGATAATATTTTTAATGTGAAGACCCCATGGGATTGGCCAGAAGAAAAGAAAAAACCAGCATTTGGTGAAAAGGGGCTTGATAAGATTATTTCCGAAAACAGGTTAGAAGAATTTCTTAAGACCCCAATTCCCTATGAATTTACTTATGTCTCACAAGAAGGTGAAGAAACGGAATATAAGAAAATTGTTACTCCAGAAGAATTTTATAATATTAATAGAAAAATTATAGATCTAAGTTATACACCACAAATTATGGTTAAAAAAACATTAGATGTATATGAGAATTATAATATGAATTCTGATCCCAATAGATTATATGAATTTTTTAGAATTCAGAATTGGAAAGAAGCTATAGAAAATTTTACGCAAATTGAGTCAAAGCTATTAGAATTATATTAAATAACTTTATTAACATAGTTTGAAAAGGAGATTATAGTGTACGTAGTTGTAGATTATAAAACAAATACCAGAGTTAAAGAAAGCTTTTCTACTTTTATGGAAGCATTCGATGTTTTTAATAAAATTAATAAAGAAACATATAAAATTGAATATTGAAATTTTAAAGATAAAACCTGTAAACTCGTATGAACAAACTCATATGAAGATTGTTTGGTTTAGGAGATAAAGATGAGTAATATGTTATGTAAGGAATGTGTGAATTTTCTAATGCATAATAAAGACATCTGTCATTGTGATTATGAATATTGGGAGAACACTCAATATAAAGATGCTCTTCTGTTATGTGGTGAAATGTTTGAGTGTAAAAATTTTGAGGAGCTTTTCGTAGCCAATAAAAAGGTATCTTTAGAAGTACATAATAGATAAGGATATCCTTAAAAATGTTAGATTTAGATTTTGTGTATTCATTTATAATGGAGAATTTCCCCAATGTGAGTGTGACTCGTCACGGGTCACACTTCAATTTTCGTTGTCCTTTTTGTGGTGACTCCGAAAAATCTAAAAAGAAAAAAAGATTTCATCTTCAATTTGTGAATGATGAATCTATATTCTTCAATTGTTTCAATTGTCAGTCATCTGGTAATTTTTATGATTTATATGCTCATATTCATGGAATATCTTCAGAAGAAGCATATAAGAAACTTAAACGATTTAATGAAGATTCTATAAAACAAAAACTTGTAACCAAATCAAATATAACTCAAAAGAAAATAGATTTTTCAAAATATGAAAACTTTAATGATTTTTTAGAAAGGGACTGTTTATCTATAGATTCTAATCCTACCTCATATTATCATTCTAAGCTGATAGAGTATTTGAAGTTTTTTCAGGGATCAAGAAAAATTACTACTAAACTTTTTGTGTGTCATTCTGGTACATTTGAAAAAAGAATTATTATTCCTATTATAGAAAATGATATTTGTATTTTCTTTCAGGGAAGAAGAATTCTAGAGACACAATATCCCAAATATTTGAATCCCTCTATTGAGAAAGAAAACATCATACTCAATAAAGAAAATTTTAATAAAGAGAAATTTATCATAATCACTGAAGGTATTCTAGATGCCGATGCAGTTGGAACACAGGGAACAACTTGTTTGGGTGCATCTATTACTGATGAATTTCTAAGGGAACTTTTTAAATATACAAATAAAGGTATAGTTCTTGCTCTTGATAATGATAAAACAGGTCAAGAACAAATTCAAAAAATCTTCAAGCAAAGTGAGTATAATAAAAAGCTCCTATACTTTACTTTAGAAAAAGAAAAAGATCTAAATGAATATAAAACAGATAATCCTAATACAGATGTGTATAAATATGTATTAGATAATGCTCTAACTTATTTGGAAGCATATACATTATATACTATGGATTGTAGAAGGAGAAATTGTTAATGATTATTTCATATCATAGAGAAGATTATATAGAGGTAGATGAACTATGATTAAGGGCTAATGAAAATGTTATTCAAAAGAAAATACATTTAGTTAAAATATGTTTTGTCAAACCAACAGAAGATAAATTAGATCAGCTATTGTATATTCTTCCTAAAACAAATAGATTTATTATAGATTCCAATGTTAAAATTTATAATGATTATTTTAAGAAAACAAAGAAGAAGTTTTATGTGGAGAATACATATAAAGATGAAGCTAAATTTGTTTCATTTTTAAGAAAAAATAATAAAATTCTAATAGACTTTACTAAATTTACATCATCTAATCTTAAATATGTTTTATATGAACTAATTTGAGAAGACCTATTGAGTAATATTGAAATTATAAAGATGGACAAAATTTCTTTTGAATTATATAAAGAACATCTTATGAATTGGGATGGTAATATAATTCTAATGAGTGAATAATGAAATCATTAGCTTTTGGACCGTATTTAGGGGACTTTAAATATGAGGTTTTTTATTTTTTACCATATATTAGATGAGTAAAAACTCTTATTAGTCCTGATAAAATATTTATATCATCACATTTTAATAGAGAATTTTTATATAAAGATATAGTAACGGATTTTTATCCTATTAACCCTATATTAAGTATTGATGAATTTTCTCAAAAGAATCATTTTAATAAAAATATATATAAAACAAGGTATAATGAATTAGAAAAAAATTTTAAAGATGCATTAACAGATTTAGATAATGTAGATTTTTATAATTTTGAATATAGTAGATTTAAACCTCCCTGTTCTATATATCAACTACTATTTAAAAAGCTTCAATATACAACGAGATATAGATTAGAAAATAAAATTGTGTTTATCCCGGATAAATCTGAAAAGTATAATTATACAAAAGATCTATTCATATATTTAAAAGATATCTTGGGGGATAGACTTGTTGTAGTTGGGGATAATAAATCTCATTTAGAAATTCATAATGAATTATTGAATAGAAGTAATTACCATGATATAATTTATGAGGAACTTATAAACTATATCTCCTCATGTAAAGCTGTAATAACCCCAAATTCTGTATGAACTGGTATAGCAAATTTACAGGAAAAACCTGTTCTTTCATGGGGACCTCTAGTTTCAGAATATAAAGAAGGCAAATATTATTTTAATAACACAAAAGGTAAATTTTACCCTAAATTAGAATTAAATAATTTAAAGAAATGTATAGATTTATTTTTGGAGGAAAATTGTGCTTAAGATCCACGATGTTTTTTGTGTATGTGGTTATGAGGATGAAATTTTATGTGAAAATGAAGAATTTGGGTTTTGTCCTAAGTGTGGCAAGGATCTAATGAAGTCATATTCAACATTCAATTTCAAACTTAAATATGATCCTAAAAAGGATAGAGTAGCTTGGGGTAATTCAAATTATGAAGAGTCCCAATATTGGAGAGAAGTCAAAAAACAAAAATTTGAAACTGGTAAGACTCCTTCTCACCCCGGAAGTTGCGACCACCCAGTAACTAAGAAGGAGAATTAAATGAAAAAGACAATTTTAATTCTAGGTGCTAATGGTTATATTGGTTGGGCTCTTGTTCAAAGAATGTCGCTAAAATACCCCAATTATACTATAGTATGTGTGGATAATTATTCAAGAGACAAAATTGTAGAACTTGAGATGGAATCATATTCTGCAACCCCTATTAGGAGAAAAGCTCAAAGACTAGAATGGGTACAGAGTTTTTGTTCTAATGTTTGTTGATATGAATTTGATTATGTTAAAGAAGATGGTGCCTTATCTGAACTATTTTTAAATTATGAATTTGATACTATTGTAAATCTTGCGCATCAACCTTCTGGTCCATATAGTCAACTATCTGCACATCATTCTGAATATACATTATCTAACAATATCATAGGTACAAATAAAATTCTTTGGAAAATCAAGGAATGCTGTCCAAAAGCCCATTATATAACTATTGGTTCAACTGGGGAATATTCTCATAATTTGGATATTCCTATTGAAGAAGGTTATTTTATGATGGAGGGGGCAGCTGATAAATCTATTTTCCCTCGTCGAACAAATTCAATATATCATACTTCAAAGATCGCAAATACATATATTACAGATACTCTTTCAAGAATGTGAAATATTAAGTCAACAGACATAATGCAGGCAGTAGTATTTGGATCATATACTGATGAAATTGATTTCACAAAAAATTATACAAGAATGGACACAGATGCGGCATTCGGGACTGTCTGTAATAAGTTTATGACTCAAGCTATTCTTGGTATGGATTTAACAGTATATGGATGGGGAGAGCATAAACGAGGATTTATTGCTCTTAATGATTCTATTCAAGCTTTGGAAATAGCTATTAATAATGATGTAGATCAATTTTATTCAGATTATTCCCCTAGAGTATGGAATCAATTATCTTTCTGGTGCTCAATGAATGAATTAGCAGAAATGATCAGAATTATAGCATATAGAGAATATAATATAAAAGTAGGGATTAATCATATAGAGAGCCCTCGTCATGAAATAACAGAGGCGCCTAAACATTATTCATATAAAACAGATATTCTTCAAGATTTGGGTTATTATCCTACTAGATCATTAGAAGAAGAATTAGAATATTCAATGTGAGTTTTATATCAAAATAGAGAACATTTAAAAGGGCTTGAGAAAAATTTTGAAAACCATATAAGGTTCAAATAATGATTTACTGTTTCGATGGCTGTCATAAGTTATTATCAAAGCATATAACTTATGACAACATAATAATTAATATGATGAAGTTTTGTCTTAATGATAAACGAATATCATCATTTATTGTTACTGAACATAATGATTTTATCCAAGATATAGAACTAATTTATTTTAAAATTAAAAAACCTAATATAATATATTACGATAATGAATTTTTGTTTATTAGATCTATAGACTTTGAAAAGTTTTATAAAATAAAATTCAATTCATATAAAGATTTTATAAATTATGTTAAAAAATATATTGAATATACATGGGCAAAGAATGATATTAAATTAGATAAAGATAAAAAGTATATAAATTTTTATGGAATAACTAATACAATGTCCATGCCGAATAGAGGACCCATTATTCAAACTCAAAATAAAATATATTATTTTAATAGAGATATAAAGAATTATGAAATCGGGATACAACAAAAATATGATTTTTGTCATTGAAATCATATTTTAAACCCAGATTGTAAACAACTTTCAGGTAGAGTTAGTGTTGGTCCTAATATTGTTATGTTTGGCAATACGTCTATGTGATGAAAAAATCTTAATATAGTAACAGATTCAATATGGATGAAAGATTATTTTATAAATAATTTTGGTATAAATGAAAAACAGCTTTCAGTTATTCCGATATATGTAACTGAAGATTTTTATGAAACAGAAGTATGTTCTGATAGAAATATTGTTGGTATAGTGGGATATCCTAGATATGATGATGTTAAAAATATGTTATCATTAATTTTATTATGTAAAAGATTTCCACACCTAAAATTTGAATTACTTTCAAGTAGATCAAAAAATCAATTTCCTACAGAACTCCAGCATATTAATAATTTACAATTTTTAAATGTTCCTCATTATGATACTGTAAACATCATGAAAAAGTGGGGAATGTATATTGGGTTGAGCAAACGAGAAAGAGGTCCGGCAGTATTACAAGAATTGAAAGTATTAGGAATCCCCACAATATGTCCAAATCATACTGGATATAGGGAATTTAACCCCTTTATTGGATTAGATATAAAGCCATTTGAAAAACACACATCTAAAGATTTAGATTTATATTCAGATGCCATAGAATATGTTTATAGAAATCATGAACAATGTATAAATAAAACTCAAGAAGACAGAATTAAATTCTGGAATGAAGAAAAATCAACAAAAATAGTTTCTAAAAATGAGAAGATTTTTTTAGAAAATGTTTAGGAGCTTAAAATGGAACTTAAAAATAATATTTGACATAATGCATACTCGAATGATCCTAAGAAACATGAATTCTTTAAGAAGCAACTTCAAAATCTAAAAGAGTCTAGACATTGGATATTAGATACTCTATTGTCACTAAAGAAGATCAAAACTGTGTTAGAAGTAGCACATGGTCCAGGTCTAGATTTAGAATATTTACATAGTAAGTTAGAAGATCTCCCCTTTAACTATACTGGGTTAGATTATACACCTAAGTTTGTGCAAATGCTAACAGAAAAATATCCTCAACATGTTTTTGTTGAAGGAGACGCAATGAATATGCCCTTTGAGGATAATTCATTTGATGTTGTTTATACAAGACATTCTGTAGAGCATATGCCAGACCCTCATAAAGAACTTGATGAAATTTTTAGATTAGCTAAAAAATATGTTATTATTGGTTGGTTTAGATTAGTAGATGGCCCTACTACATTAAATATTAAATCTAATATCAATGGTGAATTTCCTATGAATGATTTGAATAGGAAAGAATTTACAGATAGAATATTAGAATGAGGCACTATTGAAGATACTTTCACTATTAAACATAATGAATGCTGACTAGTAAAGAAGCATACTAAAAAAGGAAAGAAAAAATAATGAAAATTGAATCTGTTACTATTACCGGATCGTCTGGTTACATTGGTGAAAACTTAATTAAATTTCTTAATTCTCAAGGTATTTTCAAAATTTATTGTATGGATAAAAAAGAGGGTGTTAGAGTTGAGGAAGTAGATGTTCTTCTAAATTCTGATGTTATTATTCATCTTGCTGCTGAATCTGGTATCCCCACATGTGAAAAGAATCCAGAAGAAGCAATTAGAAGTAACATTTCTGCATCTTTCAATATTCTAAAATTAGCATATGAAAATAAAATTCCTGTAATTTTAGCATCCTCTCAAGCTGCTAAGAATCCTTCTTCTGGGTTGTATGCTATGACTAAGTATGCTATGGAAATAGAAGCATTAAGATATAATGCTCTAGGTGCCCAGAATAAAATTCTGAGGTTCTCAAATGTGTTTGGAGGTATTCATTATTTTAATAAAAAGAGCTCTGTTCTCTCATGTTTTGGTAAAGCATATTTAAATGGAGAAAAAGCTAAAATTCATGGAAACGGCTGTCAGGAAAGAGATTTTCTTTTTGTTGATGATCTTTGTAAAGTAGTATTTGAAATTGCTGAAAAAATTTACGATATTGATGATGAAATAATTGATATTGGAACTGGATTCCCT